AACGACACAGAAGATACACCTACAGTTTACGATTGGAACGGATCGGCTTGGACATCTTAATAGGAGACTAATAAATGCCTAGAACTAATGGCGGTATAATTGGTAAAAGAAATATAACTTCTTTTGGAAAGTGTACACAAACCGTTAGAACATCTAGTACACCAAGTGCTGTAACTACACAACCAGGAACGAGACTTGTTAAAACATTAATTGTTGCTGGCGGTGCTGGAGGTGGTGGTGGTAGCCCAGCATCTACTTTAGGTGGTGGAGGTGGAGGTGCTGGAGGTTTAAGAAATTTAGAAATACCAGTATGTGGTAACTCTGCTCTAGGAGCAGTTACAATAGGAGGAGGTGGATCAGGAGGATCTGGTACATCTACCACTTGTGGACAAGGTAGTTCTGGTAATAATTCAAGTGTAGTAATTGGATCTACAACTTACACTTCTTGTGGAGGCGGTGGAGGTGGTGGAAGAATTACATCAGGTTCTAATGCACCACAAGCCAATGGTGGAAACGGAGGGTCTGGAGGTGGATCAAGTCTTGCACCTAGTGGTGTTAGTGGTGGGCCAAAAAGTTGTGCTGGTTCTGGAGTCGCTGGACAAGGTAATGATGGTGGTGCTTACAATAATAATGGAGCTGGCGGTGGTGGTGGAGCTGGATCAGTAGGAGAAGCTGGAAACGTAGATGGAACAGCTTATAGTGGTGATGGCGGATCAGGAACAGATGTATCAGGTTGTTTTCCAGGAGCACCAAACTGTGCAGTTTATGCTGGCGGTGGTGGTGGAGGTGGAAATAATTGTGGATCACCTAATCCTGCAACAACTGGAACAGGTGGGCCTGGCGGTGGAGGTACAGGTGGTACTTGGCCAAGTGATAATGGGGATGCAGGAACTGCAAACACTGGTGGTGGAGGCGGAGGTGGTTCTGGTAGAAATAATCCCTCTAATGGTGGTACAGGCGGAGCAGGTGGCTCTGGTATAGCCATAGTAAAAGAATTAAACAAAGCAAGTGGTGTATGGAATTTAAAAAGTCATTTAAAAGTATTACAACAAGGAACATGGCCTAGATTTTTTTATGATGTTGACTATTTAGTAGTTGCAGGTGGTGGTGGTGGAAGCTGTGCTGGTGGTGGTGGAGGTGCTGGAGGTTATAGATCTTCTGGGTATGGCCCTTCTCCATTACGAGGATCATCAATAGAAGTTCCAGGAGGAACACATAATATTACAGTAGGAGCAGGAGGAGCAGGAAGTCCAGGTGGTGGATGTAATCCTGTCTCTGGTGCTGATGGGAACCCTTCAATTGCTATATCAATTACAGCCACAGGAGGTGGTGCTGGTTCTGGTGGGCCTAGATCACCACAAGGACAAGGTCATCCTGGAGGATCTGGTGGAGGTGGTGCTGGAAATGCACCTGCAGCAGCTTCAGGTAATGCTGGAGGATTTAGTCCACCAGAAGGTCAACCTGGATCAGCTCCTGCATCTAATAATGGTGCGAGAGGTGGAGGTGGTGGAGCCACTGAAGCAGGTCAAGCAGGAACAACACCTGGATATCCACCAGATAGAATAGGTGGTAGAGGAGGTGCTGGAGCACCTAATAATATTTCAGGTTCATCACTTTCATATGCTGGTGGTGGAGGTGGTGGTGCAATTTCAACTGTTAATTTTCCATTATCAGGTGGAGCAGGTTCTCCTTGTGGAACAGGAGGTGCTGGAGGCCCATCTACAGGATGTTCAACACCAGGCCCAGGAGGTTCTGCTGGAACTACCAATAGAGGTGGTGGCGGAGGTGGAGGTGCTTACTCTGGCGGAGGATACCCTGGAGGTTATGGAGCTGGTGCTAATGGTGGATCGGGAGTTGTTATTTTAAGATTTCCATCTGCTGCAACTTTAGCAGTTACACCTTGTACTAATTCAACATCAAGTCATCCAGGTGGAGATAAGCTAGCAACTTTTACAGTTTCAGGAACATTGACAGTTTCATAAAATTAATACCCCTTGACAATTTTAGATAACACTAGTATAATATAAGGGTATGAATTTAACAAATTATTATTATTATTTTAAAAGTGCAATACCAGAAAGAATATGTGATGATATTGTACGATATGGAAAATCATTACAAGATCAAATGGCAGTTACTGGAGGCTATGGTAATAGACCATTAAATGAAAATCAAGTTAAAGATTTAAAAAAGAAAAGAAATTCAGATATTGTCTGGATGAATGATCCATGGATTTACAAAGAAATACAACCATATGTTAATCAAGCAAATGTAAGTGCAGGTTGGAATTTTCAATGGGATTGGTCTGAGTCTTGTCAATTTACAAAATATACTAAAGGTCAATTTTATGATTGGCATTGTGATAGTTGGGATCAACCTTATACTAGGCAAATTGATAATGATCCATCACATGGTAAAATTAGAAAGTTATCTGTAACAGTTACATTATCAGATCCAAAAGAATATAAAGGTGGTGAATTAGAATTTGATTTTAGAAATCTAGATCCTGATAAACCTAGAAAACCTATAAAGTGTAAAGAGATATTACCTAAAGGAAGTTTAGTAGTATTCCCCTCGTTTGTATGGCATCGAGTATGCCCAGTAAAAAAAGGCTCAAGACATAGTTTAGTTATATGGAATCTTGGTTGGCCATTTAGATAAGGAGAATATGAAAAAGAAAAAAACTAAAAACTTAAAAACAGAATTACAGTTTCCAAAACAATTAAATAGGGAAGATTTATTTAGTTGCCCAATATGGCATGGTGACGAACCAGGATTTGTAAATGAATTAAATAATGCATCTGATAAGTATATTGAAGATTCTAAAAAAAATTTAAAAGAGTCAATAGATAAAAGAAATAAAAAGTTTGGAAATAAAGGAGACATGGGTCATGTGTTTCATTCAACATCATTAATAGGTGATCCTAAGTTTAAAAAGTTACAAGATTATGTAGGTGCAACAGCACATAATTTGTTAACTGAAATGGGCTTTGATTTAACAAATTATACAGTATTTATTACAGAAATGTGGGTGCAAGAGTTTGCTAAGAAAGGTGGAGGACATCATACATTACATACACATTGGAATGGGCATATATCTGGTTTTTATTTTTTAAAAGCAAGTGATGTTACATCTATGCCCTTATTTGAAGACCCTAGACCAGGTAATGTTATGAATCTTTTACCAGAAAAAGATAAAACAAAAGTAACATATGCATCATCACAAATTAATTATAAAGTTCAACCAGGAAGAACTATGTTCTTTCCTTCATACATGCCACACCAATACATTGTAGACATGGGATATGAACCATTTAGATTTATACATTGGAACTGTCAGGCAATACCTAATAGTGTTTTAGATGTCAAAGCCTAATGATAATATGAAAAAAGCTGTAATACAAGCTACCCTCGAAACTAATACTGTAAAAAATAAACCAGACTATATTAAAAACTTTATACAGTCAAATAAAAAATTAAAGGGGAAAAATATTATTAAAAATGTCGTTTCAAAAAAATAAATATACAGTAATTAAAAAAGCAATATCAAAAGAATTAGCAAATTTTGTTTATAAATATTTTTGTAATAAAAGAAAAGTTGCAAGAGTATTATTTGATTCAAAATTTATTTCACCTTTTACAGAATATTGGGGTGTATGGAATGACCATCAAGTACCAAATACTTATTCGCATTATGGTGACATTGCAATGGAAACTTTATTACAAGAAGTAAAACCTGTAATGGAAAAACATACTAAATTAAAATTAAGTGAAACATATTCTTATGCTAGAATATATAAAAAAGGAGATGTGTTAGCAAGACACAAAGATAGATACTCTTGTGAAATATCTACAACTTTAAATCTTGGGGGTGACCCTTGGCCAATATACTTAGATCCAACTAATACAGATAAGCATGATCCAAGTAAAGGCCCTTATAAAGTTATAGGTAATGCTGGTATTAAAGTAGAACTAGCACCAGGTGATATGCTTGTATACTCTGGATGTGAATTAGAACATTGGAGAGAAGAATTTAAAGGTAAGGATTGTGGTCAAGTATTTTTGCATTATAATAAAGCAAAATCAAAAACTGCAAAAGAAAATCAATTTGATAAAAGACCTTTTATAGGTTTACCAGCATGGTATAAAGGTTTTAAAATAAACAATGGCTAGAAAGTTTAAAGATTTTGTACCAAGACCAAAACCTAAGAAACGTCCTAGGATTCACAAAAAAAATAAAAACAAACAAGAGAAGCGTAGCTTCAAAAAGTATAATCGACAGGGGAGATAATGGCGACAACAGAAGATACAGTAGCATTACAGAAAGGTGCAATAGCACCTGCTCAGACAGAACAAACGGGCAGTCAAAAAGCTGTATCGTTAATTGATAGTTTAATTACAAAACCTAGTTTACCTACGGGTACAACTATATCACCACAGTTACAGAATGTAGCACCACAAGAATTATTAGCTACTCCAGGTTTATCTGGTACGTTAGGATTTACTGCTCCTACTACTACTGCTGCACCAACTATAGCTGCACCAGGAACTATGGCAGGAACACAAGTAGCTGCACCTACAGCTGCAAGTGCTGCACAGATGACAGCTGCAACAGTGGCTGGACAAACTCCTACAATGACTGCTGCACAAGGAACTGTATCAGCTCCTATGACTGCAGCTCAAGGTACGATTACATCTGATGCTACAGTAAAAGGTCAGTTAGCTGGATTACAACAAGAAGTAGAAACAGCATTAGCATCTGGTAATCCCCTACCAGTATGGGCTAGAGGTGCTGCAAAAGCTACTGAAGCTGCAATGGCTAATAGAGGATTAAGTGCTAGTTCAATGGCAGCTGAAGCATTAGCTGAAGGTATCATGAACTCTGCTATACCTATAGCTGCACAGGATGCTGCTACATACAAGCAGATGATATTTCAAAACCTGTCTAATAATCAACAGGCAGCGATTACAAATGCACAAGCATATCTTAAAATGGATATGGCTAACTTGTCTAATAGACAGCAGGCTAATCTACAAAATATAAATACAAGACAGAATTTTTTATTATCTGACCAAGCTGCAGCTAATGCTGCATTTCAGTTTAATGCTACAAGTCAGAATCAAGTAAATCAATTTTATAGTAAACTAGCTACAACAGTTGCAGATCAAAATGCTGCTAGAGTAGATGCTATGAAAAAATTTGCAGAAGCAGAACAAAGTAAAATTAATGCATTGAATGCACAAAATACTATTGCAGTTAACGAAGCTAATGCTAAGAGAGAAGCAACAGTAAAACAATTTAATGCAACACTAGAGAATCAAAGACAACAATTTAATGTAGCAAATCAAAGAACAATTGACCAATCAAATGTTGTTTGGAGAAGAGCAGTTAATACAGCTAATACAACTGCAGTAAATGCTGCTAATCAAGCTAATGCTCAAAACTTATTAAATCTTTCTAACTGGGGATTATCTTCAGCATGGCAGCAGTGGAGAGATGAAGCATCTTGGGTTAATACTTCTTCAGAGAATACGCAAAATAGAAATCATAACTTAGCTATGGCAGCCCTAGAAAGATCTACTACTGTAGAGTTACAAGACAACGCTTCTAAAGATGCTATGTATCAAATGATTGGTAAGTTTGGTTTTGATTTGTTATCAGGTAAATAGGAGAATAAATGATAAAAGATATAGTTCAAGGAGCAGTTAAAGCAGCAGGAGGCTGGGTTGGAAGTTTAATTGGTGGTGAGCCAGGCCGTGTTGTAGGATCAAAATTAGCAGGTAGTTTAATGGAAAAATTACCAGGAGATGACAGTGGGTTTGAACCTATTAACACTGCAGTGTCACCTGTAAGATTTGGAAATAGACTAGGATTTATAAGACCAGGAATGAATAGATCATCTAGTGTGGGTATGGCAAAAGTTGAAAATCCAGAATCTTTATATGCCGCTTGGGATGCTAGATTAAATAGATATTATTCATCAGCTTACAAAATTAAAAGAACAGTAACATCATTAAAAGCATAAGGAAAAACTATGGACAAATTTAGAGAAGGCGAAGATAATCCATTCGATGCCCCAATACCTGGTCAGGGTTTAACTGACGAGCCTGGAAACTATCCTTGGGAACATCCACCACAATTTACAGATCCAGATGAGGCTGCTGATTTTGTGTGGGATAGATTACATAGACCAGAATTTATGGAGCAAGTAATTGCTATGTTAGATGCAGGTATACCTGTAGAAGCATTAGGTAGAATAGTTATATTTAATGGATTTATGGAAGGTAAGTGGACACCAGATGTTGCATTTATAATTGCAGAACCAATTATGAAAATGATTGCAACTATGGGTTTAACTGCAGGCGTAGAAAAAATTAGAATGTCCATGTCAGATATTACTAACAATGAACAAATACAATCAATTGTTAGAACTAAAGTTAATGCTGAAGAAACTGCACAAGCTGCAAAAGGTGTTAAACAAGATATTAAAAAAATAGAAAAGAAAGGTTTAATGGCTAAACCTAATAAAGAGGAGATGCAATAATGGCAATAGATTTTGGTAGAGTAGCAAGAGGTGTAGCTACAGGATATTTACAAGCAAAGATTAGAAACACAGAAGCTAATGATACACTAAAAGCTAATACATTAATGCGTGTAGGTGAAACTCTTATAGGTGAAACTATACCTAATGCTATTGCAGCAGAGAAAGAAAGAAAAACTAATTATGACATGTTAGCTTCAAGATATACTCCTGAGTTTGCTGAAGTTGCAGATGTATCTGGATATACTTTAGATACAACAACAATGAAAAAATTAGAAGAAGATTTAAAAGCTAATAATTTAAATGAAGAAAAATTAAAGAATGCTAACTTTGCAACAGATTTTAATAATAGATATAACGCAAGAGTTAAATCAGCAGAAGAAAAATATAATCCTATATTAAAACAATTAGGGGTTGATAATATTGGTGCTCTTGGGTATAATACAGTAGAGGCTTTAGTTAAACCTACAGAAACTACTACAAAAGATACAATGACAGATACTGTTACTCAAACTCCTATTAAGTTTGATAGCATGCAGTTATCAGAATATCTAACAACATCCCCAATTAGTTATAATATTCCTGAAAGTGAGTTTCAAAAAGTTGCATCTACGATGAGAGAGTTTGGGCAATTCTTTACACAAGATCCTGTTACAAAAGAAATAAAAGTAAATTTAAATGATACAAATAGAGATGAGTATAATTCTTTAAGAAATATTACTCAAGAAATATCACAAAGTTATTTAGATGAAGGTGGTAAAGTAAATGTAAGTGCTGCAATGACAGCTGCAAGTAATATATTAACAAGCCAAACCAGCACTATAATTTATGGTAAACAAACTGAACAAGGTTTCTTAGAAGGTATTGTTGAAGTAGCTGATGGTCAAACAACTAAAAATTTTAGTTCTGCTACAAATAATAGATATAAAACTGATAAAGAGAAAAAACAATATTTAGCACAAGGTTTATTTAATTTAGATGGGGGACAAGATGCACAAAGATTTTTTGCTCAAAGTTTTCCTGATACTGTGCTATTTGATGATGGAACTAAAGCAAGAGATTATTTATTAAGATTAACTGGCTTATTAAGGTAATATGACAAAAGGATTTTCACTTGGTGATTTAAATGTAAATCAGCAAGCAGCTGATGGTGCATCTTCTAAAAAATTTAGTTTAGAAGAATTAAATACAGGTGCACTACCTAATGATGAAGAAATTAAAAAAGATAAAAGTGTAAAAAATTTTATACCTTTACAAAAAAATAGTGATGGATCATTAAAATATACGTTTGATAATATATATGATAATGAGCAATTAATATCAGTTGCTAAAGATTATTATGCAAACAGAGATCGTAGAGCATACTCTGATAAAGAGGCAGTAGATAAATTTATATCTGATAGAACTTGGAATCAAGCTAACACTCTTGCAATGGGTAATGAATTTTTATATGTTACTGGTGAAAATTTTAGTGAAGATCAAAAAGCAAGATTATCATATCTTACAAGATATTGGAGTGAGTTACCTAATTTTTATGAAGAGGGAGGCAGAGGTGCATCAGGATTTTTTGCTAACTTAGGTGTTGGTTTATTAGATCCTTTAAATATAGTAGGTGCTGGAGTAGGTGGTATAGTAGGTAAACAAGTATTAAAAAAAGCTGGGCAAGAAGTTATAAAATCTCAAGTAAAAAAGAAAGCTGGCAAAAAAGTTGTAGAAAAAACTGTTGCAAAAGAAATATTAAATAGCCCTGAAGAATTTTCTAAACTATCTGCATCAGTAAAAAAAGAAGCATTATTAAAAGGTTCTGCTTCTATGGCAGGAGTAGAAGGTGCAGGATTTGGTACAATAGATATTGCTAATCAACTTGTAGAAAAAGAAATAGATTTAAGAGAAACTTTAGATCCTATAAGAACAGGGACAGTAGCATTAACAGCTACAGGATTAGGATTTTTTGTACCTGTAACAGCTGGATACTTAGGTAATAAAATTATTAATTTAAAATTAGCTAGGAATAATAATTTACCTGATGGTAAAATGAAAAATTATTCTAAAAAATCTCCAGACAATACAAATAAATCAGAGTCTTTAAATAGTGAAATATCTGATGCTGCAAGTTCAGCTAAAACTAATTTAGCAGATCAGTGGGATTTTATAAAAGTATTACAAAAAGAACTTACAGGTGTTGAAGGTGATGTAGCATCATTAAAAAAATTATACAAGTCAGGTGATTTTAAAACTGACCCAATACTTGAGCCATACTTTCAATTAAGAATGTTAGCTGCTTCAAGCACTAGAGCAAATGCTTTTATAATGGATGGTGTATATTTACCACCATCTGCAGTTGCAAAATCAGCAAGTTATATAAAAGGTAAAAGTATTGGTCTGCATGAAATACTAAAAACTTTTGACCAAAATAATGAAGTAAATGAATTTTTAGGTTATGTTGCTGCAAAACGAATGCAATTTATAGGTAAAAGAAAACCTAATTTAGATAAAACTTTACCAATGGATAAGGCTACTAGGAATGAATTTATTGATTTTGCAGAATTAACTAGTTCAGCGTACAAAAAAAAATACGGTAAAGATTTAGTAAGAAAATCTAATTTTACATCTGCGTTAGTTAAATATAAACAATTTACAGATGAATTATTAGAATACCAAGTGCAATCTGGATTACTAGCAAGAAAAGATGCTAAAAAAATTTTAAAAGAAAATCCCTTTTTTATACCTTTAACAAGAGATAAGTTAGCTGATACTGGTGTAATAGGTAAAATAAAACAGCAAACTCAAAAATTACTAGGATTATCTAGGCCAGGTGCTGTTAAATTAGCACAACAAAAACAAGAAGGTGATATTAATTTATATAAAAATTTAGTTAATTATACTTATCAAACTGTATTAGCTGGTGATAAAAATAGAGCTAAACTTGCTTTTTATAATATGATTCAAAAAGCTGAAAAGTTAGGTAAAATAGATAAAGATAGTATAGTTAAATTAGTTACTGGTAATCAAAGAGTTAGAATACAAAATGTTCCTATAGAAAGAATAACAAAAGCATATACTAAAGCTGGTGCAAAATTTGATCCTGACAAAGATATACCTATAAGAAAAGGTAAAAAAAGAACAGAAGCATTAGATAATTTAGATAGTCTTGATGTTATAACTTTTTCAGATACTTTTAGAAAAAGTGATAGTGGATCTGCTGATTTTGCAGATATAGTTTATAGAAATGGTAAAGCAGAAATTTACGAAATAAAAGATCCAAATCTTGCAGAAGCATTTAAAGGACTAGGAGATGCTGGAACTGAAAGATTATTTAATATGTTTGGTGAAGGCAGTATATTTTCTAGGTATGCTAGGTTTGCATCACAAGCTATTACATATTCTCCACCTTTTGTAGCGTTTAACGTAATTAGAGATACATTAGCAGGAACTGTAAACTCAGCTTTTGGTATTGTAAGTGGTGGTAAAACAGGATTTATACCAGGATTTACAAGTGCAAAAGGTTACATAAATACAGTTAGACATACTGATCAATATAAAAAAGCATTATTAAATGGATTAGGATACTCATCAAGATCAGAGACTGCTAACAATGCACCTCGTAATATAAAAGCACTAATAGAAAATGGTGCTACTTTAGGTGTTTTAAAAAGTACAACTGATTATTATAAAAAAAATTTAGCAAGATTAATTTTAAGACCAGCAGGATATGGTGCTAGAAAATATAAAAATCTTGTACAGTCTGCAGAATATGCAACTCGTATGGGTGAATATCAATTAGCTAAAGCTGCTGGATTTAGTGATATTGCAGCTTCATTTGCTGGCAGAGAAGTTGCTACAGATTTTGGAATGAGAGGTTCTAGTTCTATTATAAATGCAATAAATAGAAATACTATGTTTTTTAATGCAAGTATTCAAGGTTTATATAGAACAGGTAGAGTGTTATTTGAACAGCCTAAAAGAGCTGCTGCTGTAATTACTGCTACAATTGTTGCTCCAGAAATAGCTTTGTATCATCTTAATAATAAACACAAAGAATATTCACTAGTTCCTAATCAAGTTAAACAATTAAATTATTTAATACCAAATTATACAGTTGATGAGAATGGTCAAAAAATTTTAGACCCAGATCTACCATTCTATGCTATACCTAAACCATATGACTTAGGTGTATTTGCAAATGTTGCTACAGGCTTAATAGATGGCATGTATAAAAAAAGTAATGGTGTTACAGCAAAATATATAGCAGAATCTTTTTCTTTAATATCACCAGGTATGCCAATACCATCAGGAATTAGACCTGCAATAGAAGTAATGTTTAATAAAAATTTATATTCTGGTGCACCTGTTATTGGTATCTATGAAATGAGAAGAATAAATGAATTGCAGTTTAGACCTTCTACAAGAAAACTTGCAAGAGAATTAACTACTATGGCAAATAATTTATCTAATTTTGTTTTAAATACTAAAGAAGGAGCATTAGAATCATCAATGAGTCCAATTACAGTAGATTATTTACTAGGTGCTTATCTTACAGGTATGTCACAATATCCTTTAGACATAATAAATTCAGGATTAGAAAAATTTACAAAAGAAAAAATACCAGGTGCAGGAGTATCTGCAACTAAAAGAGAAGATGAAGCTGATTTATCTAGTTTAAAAAATGCAATTAGTATTGTAACTAGAAGATTTAAAGTAGCTAGCCCTATAAAAAATTCACAGTATCATCAAGAGTGGAGAAAAATAATTAATAGAGCTAAAAAATTAAAGCAAATTGATTATACGCAAATGGATTTAGAAAAACGTAATAAATCATTTTTAGTAGGTTTAGGTATACGAACATTAGAAAACATTGAAAAATTTGGTGGTCCAATAGAAGAAGAGGTTTTAGTATTTGGTAGAATATCACCTATACTAAAAGATGTTGAAGTTAAATTATTAAAACTTAGAGAAAATAGAAATGATATACGGGCAGGCACAGATAGTCCAGATATAAAAAGACAAAAAATAGATGCTATATTAGCTGTAGAAAATCAAGCACTAGAACAGGTAATAAATGCCCTAGCTAATGAAGATATAGATTTTGTATTTGACCAAACATTTACAGATAATGTTTCTGATCTTGGAGTACTAAAAGGATCAATTGCAAGTATTGTGTTTGGACTTGCAGATAGATTTGGTTTAGGACTTAGAGAAGATACAGTAAAGAAAAACCCTAATATTAAAAACTAATGGCTAAACAACCTAAAACAACCAGCGAACATCTAATATCAATATATGGTTATATCACAGGATTAAGAAGAGAGATAAGTACAATAAAGAATAATCATCTGAAGCATTTGCATGAAGATGTGGATAAGTTGCATGGGAAGGTAGATACTCTACTATATGCAATATTGGGAGGGTTAGGGGCTACAATATTAACATTAATAGGACTATTTGGATAATGGATAAAAGAGAAACAACAGATACTATAGTAATACATTGCACACAAACTCCAGCAGATATGGATTTTGGTGTAGAGAAAGTAGCAGAGTGGCATAAGAATCGTGGCTTTGACACGATAGGATACCACTATTTAATTAAACGAGACGGCACACTACAAGTAGGACGTGACGAAGATGTAGTAGGTGCACACGCTGTAGCAGTTAATGGTACATCAATAGGTGTAGCATTAGTTGGTGGCGGAACAATTAACATGGGTTGGGAGAATAATTTTACTCCTGTACAATTTGAAACATTAAAAAGTATATTATTAAAATTAAAAGATAAGTATGATATACAAAAAATAATAGGCCACTATCAAGTTGATGAAGGCAAGAAATGTCCATCATTTGATGTGCCAGGATGGTTAGAGAAACATGGTTTGGTTTAGTGCACTTAAATTAGGTTTAAATGCGGCAACGCATATATATAAAAAGAAACAAGAAACTAAAATGGCTATGGCAGATGCACAACATATGCATGCTGCTAAGATGGCCCGAGGTGAGGAGGCTTACCAGGGAAAATTGCTAGAAGCCCGTCAATCGGACTGGAAGGACGAGGCGGTTCTCGTAATATTAAGTTTGCCCGTGTTGGTGCTTGCTTGGGCAGTGATATCGGATGATCCAGCAGCGATGGACAAAGTAAAATTGTTTTTCGATATGTTCTCACAGCTCCCGTCATGGTTCACAAATTTGTGGATTCTTGTCGTGGCTAGTATTTATGGTATAAAAGGTACACAGATTTTTCGTAACGGAAAAAAGTAAATGTCAGAAAACAGTCTCGAACTGATAAACGAATATAAGGATCAGATTCGTATACTTCGTCAAGAGGTAGCCGAATTGCAAGATGCTGGCAAAAGCAAAGACTCAGCGAATAAAAGATGTTTGCAAAAGCTAGAACGTACTAATCAAGATTTAGAAGAAGCACTTAATAAAATAAAATTATTGGAGGAAAAGAATGATCAAAAAAATAATAGAAAAGATGAAAAATCTTTGGGATAGATTTGTTGCTTGGCTTTTTAGCTGGCAATAGTGAAACTAACTCTAGTATTAGTTATGTGTTCTGGCATACATTCTGTATGTTTACCTCCTTTAGATACTGGATTTACATTTAATACTTGGCAAGAATGTTCTTTAAAAGGATATGAAGAGTCTTTAGATTTAATGAAAAACTCTGATCCTCAACAAGTTAATGAGGCAGAACTATTTGTTAAATTTTATTGCTATGATAAATTAATCGAAGAAGATACTTAACCCTATGAAAACCCTCTCTCTTACATTACTGTTTACTTTATACACATTATTTGCTTTTGCAAATACTACGCAAAATAATACTAGTGGTTCTAATACCTCTATTACTGGGGGATACACTAGTTCAGCATCTAATACTTATCAAAGTGGTAGTTCAAATAATACTACAACTACAAATAATTCTACATCTAATATGAGATCTGCTCCCCCAACAGCAGCAGCCCCTAATGTAACTAACTCTGGATCTGATGTTTGTCTTGCAGGAGCATCTGCAGGTGTGCAAACATTTGGTGTAGGTATATCTGGTGGTAAATCTTTTCGAGATAAAAATTGTGAAAGAATTAAACTATCAAGAGAATTAAATACTCTAGGTATGAAGGTAGCAGCAGTAGCAATACTATGCCAGGATGAAAGAGTGTTCTTTGCTATGGAACAAGCAGGCACACCTTGTCCATTTGAAGGTAAGATAGGTAAGGAAGCAAAAGCTGCATGGCAAAAGTATGATAAACTTAGACCAGATTATGAGCAGTATGTTAATAATTTAAAAATTATTGAAAAGAAAAACAAAGAAGAAGAAAAAGAAATAACAAAAGAATTAACTAAAATGGATGTTGATAAAGAAAAACACGATATGAAACTTAAACAAAAAATAGATTGGGAATCTCCTAAATGATAGATAGATGGATATATAAGTTTTGTGGTTTTTTAGATGACTCAGTATCTTTTGTAGAGACTAGAGTTATTAAAATAACAGAGTGGTGTTGGCATACAAGAGTTAAGTTATTAAATAAAAGAAGAAAGAAATGAAATGGTTATTATTATTTTTAATAACAATATTAATAACAGGAGAAACAAAAGCTGACACAGCTACAACAGATAACTTATTACCCAATGCAGGCACAGGCCAGACTAGTGTACAGCACAGTAATAGCACGATAGATGGCATCAATAGTTCTACTGGTTTTACTCTTAACAACATCACTGATTATTCATCTAGCTATAATGAGTTAGAAGCAAATGGCACTGGGACTGTATCAGCTACAGGTACATTATTAAATATATCTGCAGGTGACCATACAACTACGGAAGATAGTTTAGATGGTGGAGTTACATTATCATCAAAGACAGAAGTACAAAACTGTGAATGGGTAGGTTCTGCTTATCAGTGTGGTCAAGCAACATCAGGTCAAGATAGCTATTCAACAACAGTTACAATATTAGATGCTGATGAAAATGAGTTAGCTAAAGTTACACAAAATAGAAATACAGATTCTGGATATAATAATAACACATATACATACACAGATACAGTCACACATACAGGTGAAGGTGCAAGAAAATGGGAATGGGAGTGGACTGGTATAGATGGTAATGATATAAATAGTACAGCAGCTGTTGGTCCAAACTTACTAGGTGCAGAATTAAAAGCTACATTATTAGACATATTGTATTCACCAATACCTGAAGATATTAAAAATGAAATCGTAGATATATTTGATGATCTAGGTGATGAGTTTGAGGAAATAGAACAGATTGTAGAAGAATTTTTTTTTAAAGAAGAAATAAAAATGGAAGAAGAATTTGAAATCGAAGAACCTGTAATGGTTATGATGGAGATTAAAGAAGAAGAAAAGTTTGAAGAGGCTCCTATATTTGAAGAGATGGTTTTAATGGAAGAAGAACCTAAAGAAGAAGAAGAGCCTGCTATGGAAATGATGACGCAGCTATTTACTGAGGAAAAAGAAGAAAAAGAAGAACTTGACAATTCTACTGAGGAAGGTATAATAGAAGTAGCACAGGAAGAATCTACAGAAGAAGAAAATAATGAACAACCAGAAGAAGTCAATGAAGAAGAATCCAATAGCGAAACTACTCAGACTGCCAATGCTTCGGAAAAGAGTAATACTAAACAAAAAAACATACAATCGAAAAAAACAAAAACAGCAAATGCTAAGTCAAAGTCTTTAGAATTAGAAAAAGTCATGGATAAAATTGACGAGAAGATAAAAGACGTAGGTAAAAACTTAGAATTAAAAAACATCGTAAAACTTAAAGCTATGTCCAACAATGATATCTTACTAAGCACATACAATGTGCCATTTTATAAACCAAAAAATATATATCTAGACCAAATAGATATATCTGATGATAGAGAAATATACGCTAACGTAAATTTAAATAAATATATAGCAGATGATCCAATAGCTATTAGGGCAAACAAAATAAACGAATTACAAATAGAAAGGCAACAACTATTAATACAACTAGAGGTACTAAAAAATGGATAAAATAAAAAATCAATTAGCAGGTGTAGCTGCTTTATTAGGAGTTATTGCCGCAATCGGTGGTGGTTTTGTAAAGTATGGAGAAATCGTCACTAAACTAGATGCACTTGAGGGAGCATCAGATGGTAAAGATTGGTCAGCAGAAATAGCTGTGCTTGAAGAAAAAGTAACTGCGTTAGAAAACGCAGATAATTCTCATACACATGACATGGCACACACTCATAACAATACACAAGTAAAAATTAACGAAACAGAGATTAAGTTGCTTAAAAATTCTATAGAAGAATTAAAAGCATCTAATTCAAATCCATTAGCTAACTAATGTATTTAAATGCTAATATCCCACCTATAGAATGTTATGTTCGTGGTAATTATCTTAGGGATCAAAAAGACTCACACGATAAATATTTTGAATGCGTAGTATTTGGATTTACATCTATACCTAAACAAGTACCATTGTTTCATTATATGATGACAGATGGTGGTATATGGTGGAGAGCACCTATATCAGCGTTCTGTAAAAAACCAGATACACCAGAGTTACACTTAAATGAATTAATGTTATGGGATTCTTTTAGTTATAACGTAAGTGTTACTAGGTTTTATCAATTACAAGGTTGTAAAATGATATACACATCTAGAAGACGTAAACAAAGAGAAGGTACATATTTATTTACTATTGACTGGTGTGCTGGTGACTATAATGAACTAGACTTTGGTTATGCAGAAAAACCAGATCAACATAAATGTGGTCATGTAATAGAATTAGATGATGGTAATTATGCTATACAACCAAATAATAGATTAAGAATATTTGATCCATCTATGGCAGCTGATCCTAGCAAACCACTAATACATAGATTAGTTAATACTAGAATATGGTCAGTTGAAGATACGTCTAAATGGATTACTGATGAAGATCAAGAAGGAAGTTATGACTATGAGTACAAGGAGTTAAAAGATGGCGAAGAAGAAAAGCACAGTAAATAAAGCAGGCAACTATACTAAACCTGGTATGAGAAAAAAAATCTTTAACAGGATAAAAGCACAGGCATCTCATGGTACAGCTGCTGGCCAATGGTCAGCAAGAAAAGCACAGGCTCTAGCTAAAGCATATAAAAAAGCAGGAGGAGGCTATAAATAGTGATAACTTTTATTAAAAAACTTTTAGGTATTAGTGACTTAGAGTATAAAGTCAGACTAATTCAAAGACAAAATTACTGGAGAGATAAATATAATAGATGGTTAAGAAAATAAAAAAAGTTGCTAAAGCATTAAAGAAAGCATCTGCTTTACATAAAAAGCAAAGTAAGATTATTGAAAATCATATTAAAGAAATGAAGTCTTATGGCAAAAAAAAGAGATCCTAAAGTAGGTACAGGTAAGAAACCTAAAGGATCTGGTAGGAGACTTTACACCGATGAGAATCCTAAGGACACTGTTGGTATTAAGTTTGCGACTCCTGCTGATGCTCGTAAGACTGTTGCAAAAGTTAAAAAGATATCTAAACCATTTGCAAGGAAAATCCAAATCTTAACTGTTGGAGAACAAAGAGCAAAGGTTATGGGTAAAACACAAGTAGCATCCATATTTAAAAAAGGTAAAGAAGCTATAAGAAAACGGAGAAAAACATAATGGCACTTGCAAAGAGTCAAAGAAGTTTAAAGGCTTGGGGTAAACAAAAATGGAGAACAAAGTCTGGTAAAAAATCTTCAGAAACTGGAGAGAGATATCTACCAGAGAAGGCTATTAAATCCATGTCAGCTTCGGAATACGCAAGGACAACAGCAGCAAAAAGAAAAGGTAAAGCAGCAGGTAAACAATTTGTTAAACAACCAAAAGGTATTGCTAAAAAAACAGCTAAATATAGGAGGTACAGCTAATGCCAGGATACATGATGAAACCTAAGAAAGGTAAAAAAGTAATGGGTAAAAGAAAAAAACTAGACATGGACAAAGATGGTAAACTTACTAAGAGAGATTTTGCTATGTTAAGAAATAAAAAGAAAAAGACAGCATAATGAGAAAAGGATTATATGCTAACATTCATGCTAAAAGAAAGCGTGGTGGTAAAATGCGTAAGAAAGGTGCAAAAGGTGCACCTAAATCATCTGATTTTGCTAGAGCAAAACAGACAGTGAGGAAAAAATAATGGCTAAGACACCAGCTTGGCAACGTAAAGAAGGCAAGAACCCCTCTGGTGGTTTAAATGCAAAAGGACGTGCATCCTACAACCGAGCAACAGGAGGAAACCTTAAGGCTCCTAGTAAAAAGGTAGGAAACAAAAGGCGTGCTTCTTTTTGTGCGAGGATGAAAGGAATGAAGAAAAAATTAACTTCTGCTAAAACTGCTAATGACCCCAATTCTAGAATTAATAAAGCACTTAGGGCTTGGAATTGTTAGTGTATTTTTATTTATAGAAATTTGTATGGCTGATATAGGTAAAACAAAAGAGTTTATGAATCTAATTAAAGAGGTGCGTAATGAGTACCCAGAAGATTCTATTGAAAGAAAAATACCTATATCTTTTGTAGCTACTGTAGCTGCTACAGAAACAGGCAACTTTCAATTTAAAGATGCACCTACTGCAAAAGCTGCTAACAATTTTTTTGGTATGCATGCTAACTCTAACTACATGAAAGAAAATCCTAAAGGATTCTTAACCACTACAGGTGGTGCTAACTTAAGAAAGTTTGCAGATAGTAAAGAAAGTATTAGAGGATTTTTACAGTTAATAACTACAAGTGATCGTTACAAACCTGTAATAGATTCATCAGATAAAGTAGAAGAAATGTTTAAAGGTATGAGTCCGTATGCAGAGAATTCTAATTATGTAAACTTGCTTTCAAATGTTTATCAAGATAGAATTAAACCAATAATAGAAACAGAAAATATGTTGGTACCAAAGAAGAAACCTTTGTTCCAACAAATGGATTACCTACAATAAAAAAGGGGAGCCATATAGACTCCCCATTCACAGGCAACAACAAGGCATCTAGAGTATTTACTCTGGGTGCCTTTTTTTTTGGTCAACCAAATTCTTAAACTTTTTGTATGAGTTGTTTAATATCATCTTGTAACTTTCTCCCAATAGCATTAGCATGATTAATTACAGCGGCACATAGATTACCATGATAAGGATAACCTTTTAATGCTTCTCTAACTTTACCTACAGGTTTACCACCATAATCAATCACAATAGCATTGTCTTTGTTTAGACCAATCTTTAATTCAAATAATATACCAGTATACTTATCTAAATTATTTTTTTCCATTATCTTTCTCCCCAGCTTTATGCTCAAAAGGCACGAGTGAAGCTAAACTATTCATAATAGTTACAACTTCAGCGTATGGTCTAGTCATTAGGTATTTCATAATATCTTTTAATTGTTCAGAATTAATAAGATACTGTCTTGGTTGTGGTTGTTTGTCCATCTATCCTCCTATTAAAATGGTATATCATCATCGTTTGGATAATGTTTTTCAATCATGTTTAGTTTATCTTCTGCAGATGCTATAGCTTCTAATTGTTTATCTATCTCATGTACAAACTGTGGGTGCTCACCTATACCTACAGATTTATTTAGGTATATTTCAATAGTAACTTTAGCTACACTTATATCTGCTTCGTATCTTTTTCTAAGTGCTTCCATAAATGCATCTCTCATTATTCCCTCCCTTTAAATTGATAGTATTTATTTTCTACTAATTCCTCATCATCAAGATAAGGATTAGATTTTGCAGCATTAGACTCTCTTGCATCTCTAATAGTTTGATTCAAAGTTCTACCTTGTTTCAAACAACCTGCAACAAAATCTTCTACTTCTATGATTGCCTGTTTAACTTGTCCCATTGCTGACCTCCTTTATTAATCTACTTAAATACCAATGTGCCTTTTGTAAATCTTCTAAAGGCTCACCTTTAAATTTATATCTAGAAACATACTTCAAGATATTACCTTTTAGGTATCCGTGAAACTCATCATTAGTCATACAATCTGTAATGACATCTATAGTTTCTTTTCTACCATGTAAGTAGTGTGCAGGTGCATTTACATTATCATACCTAACTTCATTCTCATATGACATATCATGACTATGATCTATTCTCTTATCATATACTCTTTTACTTTTTACCATACTCTCTCCTAATAGTTTTAATATCAATTGTTTCTATATTATAATTACCATCTTTAACTTCTCTTTTAACAATCAAACCACTCCACCACATATGCTGTGTATCTCTTGCAAAGTGTTCATCGTGAGATAGATAACATCCTGCAGATAACCCATGTAGCTTCTTGCCATTTGGTAATGTAGATATAGCGTAATCTAACAAATGACTATGACCCACTGTAGCAGAAACTTTGTGTTTTGTCAAGAGAGTTCTGCCAATATTTTCTCCAGATATAGCTGATCCCATAATACCAGAAGGAAAGTGATGTGCATAATGAATACCATCTACAACTTTCATTTGTTTGTAAGGTATCTCTTGCCAACCATACTTCTTAAATTGCAAGTCAGATATTTTTAATGTACCATCTAACTCTGGGTTTTCATCCACGAATCTATCTATTCTGTCTTCATGATTACCATGTAGCATTATCTTCCTAGGTTTATGCTTACCTAAACCTTTATTAAATAAAGCTAATGCTTCATGTGAATGCTGCATATCTCTTTGATATCGTCTGCCTTCAAATGATTTCTTTGCTCTATCATAACTAGATAGAGAATCCATACTACAAAAATCACCCATGCATATTACATGTGTAACTTTAAAATCTGCAGCTAATCTACCTGCCCACAGAAATCTATCATTGCTTGCTTTGGGTGTGCAATGAGGGTCACCCATCACTAAGTGCGTTGCCATTAGTTTAACTCCTTGTCTCGTTTCATTTTTAAGTATTCAAGAAAATCAATAACATTAGATTCATCATCAAATTCTGCAACAGAACTGATAGACATACTATCGTTTTTCTTTTTGTCTTCAGCAAAACCACGAAGGCCCCATAGAAACGTTGAATGAGGGTCGGTAGTTGCCATCTTTATCATGCCTCTAGCTATAGTAGAGCATAATTCGTATTGTTCTGTGGACATTTTAGATTTGCTATCCATAATGATACCACAAGTAAAACCTTTTTGCCAAGGGCTAACTATAACCTTGACTGAATTTATTGCACTAATCTTTTCTTTCTTTTTCATTCCAATACCTGTCATGGTTTTCACTATTGTAATCTAATACTTTGTGTTCAAATCCTCTCTTCATACTAGACTTACCAAAGTGTTCTGCTTTTTTTTCATCATCAAATAAATGATTACTAAATAATCTATAGTCTTCATCCTTTTTACTTTTAAATACTACAAAATATAAATTCATATTGTAAATATTAAAAGAGTCAATGGTGAATAGACCCCTCAAACTATCCACCACTAAACTCTTCGGTTTCCTCCTTAGGATTTGTAACAGAAGTGTACCAAACCCATTTAGGATTTTTACCTTTCGATTGCTGTTGCGGTAACAACTGCAATTTATCGCTTCCCCAACAAGGAAGTTTGTATGGGCAATAAGAACACACAAAGCCCAAAACTCTATTACCAGTAGGTTTACTTCTAAATGTTTCTGCTATGTCATCAAAACATCTTTTAAAAGGTTTACCTTCTTTAATCGCTTTAACATTATCTTTAGCTGCATCCAATGCTTTCTTTTTATATTCACTGTGTTGTTGTGGAGTCTCACAAACAGTCCATTCACCTGTTGATTTATTGATAGCTATCCAGCCACCAAAGTTTTTTTTCTGACTCTCGCCATATAAAAATCCCTGTGACGCATAACCAAAGGAATCTTCCCTGATAACTTCAGTAAAACCTCCTGCTTCACCAAACTTTTTTTCAAAGGAATAAGGTGACGCACTCTTAATATCCCATATTTTCTCATCGATCTCAACATCTTGTCTACCCTCAATTGAGTCTCCATTAAACTTGTATGTAACTTTTTTCTGCTCATTTTTAACATCTACTCCTGCTGATTTCATTACAAATATAGCTAGTGCTTCAATCAAATCTCCAAAAGTATTTCTCATTTTATTATTGTAAGGTTGTCCTTCACCTTTAATACCTTTAGCTTCCATCTGTAATTGACACAATGGTCTACCTACATTTGACATTCTTAATTCAAACTTAGAACTTCTCTCTTCTTGAAACTGTTTTAGTAAGGCGTTTTTACACGCCTCACCAAACTCCTCAACAAGTTTCTCATCTAACTTAGATGGTTTTTTAGATACTGAGTCTAAGTATTGCTGTACTTTTAAAAGTATAGTATTCATTACGAAGCTAATACTTTTTCTGGTGCATCCTCAATCTCTTCAACAATCTCTGCATCTATCTTATCTGACCCACTAGATTGTTTTGACTTAGCACTGTTGTACGCATCTATCACTTCAGCATTCTCAATGTCAATAGACTCTTGAAAGACTTTTAATGTTTCCATATCCATTTCTGATAACTGTAAATTAGCATCAGCATTTACATTTATCTCTGGTACATAGAATACATTACCACCTTTCTTTTGTCTTTTAGTATCAAGAGAAAAAGTACAATTAAACATTAGCTTCTTTCTTTTTTTCAATTGATCTAAGGCAGATGTTACAGGAGTAAAAGCTGTTCCAGTAACTCTATATAACACTGGTAGATTTTCTACGGCATGCGGCTCACCTTTTGCTGTCTTACCATCTTTAAAAGACAATAAACCATACACTAACTTATAACATCTGATAGTTCTTTGATGTTCTAATTGTTCTGGAGTAAGACTTGATCTTTCTTTGAAAGGTATCTTACCACATTTAGTTCCACCTAGTATATCTATAGCTTCTTCTTTCCAGCTTTTAAATATAATAGATCTGTTTATGTACTCACCTTTTTCTGCATCGTAGTGCATATATTGCATTGCACTTACAAATGGTCTCAATGTTGCAGGCTTACCAAAAACATTTTGACCTACACTAGAATCATAGGTGTAGTAATGACCTACTGGCAATTGATTGCCATCATCATCTTCTGGTGTACGATTGATTGCTAATCTAGGTATGTTGTTACCTGCATTAGATCCATCGTCTTGTCCTATGGCTTGCATTATCTGCTCATCGGACATTGTATTTATGTTTGTTAATTTATTGTCAGACATTTGTCCTCCTTAATTGTTGATTTGTTTATACCACATTTTTTGTAATTTGTCAAGTGTTATTTTACAAAAGGATCTATAAAAAAACCTATTAAAATATACACCATTATAACACCAAATATAGTTTCTAACATATCGTAGTTTCTCCATCTATTATTTTTACTTCTAATCCATCAGTATTTGCAAAGTAATCCCACTCTGATAAAAACTCATGGTCTTTGTTTATGTACAATGTAGTTGGTTCTATTACACACTGATCTTTTAATGCAGTGTATTCTAGATAAGCTGAGTACTCTTCATCAGAATATTCATCTAATGTCTCAAGTGCTTCTATTTCTTTGGTCATGAAACCTCCTTCATATTTAACCAATCATATCCTATTTTAAGTTCTGTGTCAAGTGGAACATTAAAATCAATATTGTAATACTGTTTAAGTGCAGGTATTACATCTGCTGTGCCCTGTTTAAATATTTTACTCATCACATCTTCTTCACCAGGATAAACATCAGCCACTATAGAATCATGAACTGTATTTACAAGTAAACTTTTTACCTTTTGTTCTTGCATAAGTTTGTATATATTTATACATGCAAGTGGTACAATATCTGCTGTTGCAAAACCTTGTACAGGATAATTTTTTATTTGTGTTCCATATGTAGATCCACCCCAAGGTGTTCTCTCTGCATATGGAAAAGCATACTCTCTACCAGTTGGTAATTTAATTTGTTTAAATCTTATTGCCTCACTCTGTAGTTTCTCATGCCAAGTTTTTATATCTTTATACTTTTCTAAAAATTTAGTGTAGTATCTTTTCTCATCTTCTGTACCAGTTACACCACCATACAAAGGTTTAAATGTATGTGCCTTTGCATCTTGTCTTGATACACCTATGATGTCAGCAGTATACTGGTGTACATCTATTTTATTTTTTATATCTTCCATACCTTGTGAATCTTGTGCAAGATAAACTGCAGTTCTAAATTCTAATTGTGCAAAGTCTATCTCAAGTATACTACCTTTGTCAAATCTAGATGTTACAACTTTTCTAATAGGAAATGTTTTACCTCTAGGTTGGTTTTGAAAGTTAGGATCACGACTAGATAATCTACCTGTAGCTGTAACTGCCTGCATAAATTTAGGATGTAGAAAACCTTTTTCATTTGTAAAACTTTTTAATCCTTCTACAAATGTATTTAGATATGTATCAACTGCATTGTGTCTTACAACTGCATCAATAAATTCTTTGAACTCACCCTCTGCTTCAGCTGCAATTTTATTTAATGTAATCTTATCTGTTCTAAAACCAGACTCTGCAATATCATATACACTTCTAGGTCTTTGTCTAAATCCTGCAACCTTTGCCATTGGTGTATAGATATATCCTTCACCATCACAGTCAGCACACTTACTATAATTTTTAAATGGACTACCATCTTTTTTTATTCTTTTGATTACACCTTTACCATGACAACCTATACATTGTTCAGCTACAGTTCTATGTATTACTTCTGTATTATCTGCAACTAAATTTTTAAACTGTTGTCTAGAATAGTTTGGTCTTCTTTTATTTTTACCTGTATTTTTATCAATACCAACATTAAATATCTTAGCCCAATTTTTTTTATCTTTTGGTCTCATAGAATATATTAACCAAGATAATTGTTCTGGACTAGATAAATTAATTTTAGTATCACCCATTTGTTTATATACAATCTTATCTATCTTTTGTTTTAGATATGCAAACTCTGCTCTAAATTCTTTTTCAACATTATTTAAATCTTCTAAATTAATATTGATACCATTTCTTTCCATATCAGATAGCACAACTAAAAACTCATTCATCATTTTAATTGTCATTAATAAACCTTTGTTCTTTGGCAATCTAAAATCTGCCATTTGAGAATCAAATAGTCTTCTAGTTATTTGTACATCAATCTTACCATACTCTTCTACAACTTCTGCAGGTATGTTTTCAAACGATACACCTCTATCCATATATTCTTTTATACTACTATCTTTAGATCCTATCTTTCTTCTACGACAAGACATCTCTAATGTTAAACTTTTTCTAATACCTCTATTAAGTATATACTCCCCCAGCATAGTATCATATACTCTGCCACTATATTTAAATCCAGATTCTAATAACCACATCAGATCAAATTTAATATTATGACCTATTAACAAAGTTGTTTTATCTAGTATAGATTGTATGTTGTGATAACAACCTTTATCTATTCTCTCACTATGATTAGTAAAATAATACTCATCGTTAATACCCACACTAACCAATATATTATCTGGGTGAAATGGTGATGGATCATACCCACCATTCTCTGTTTTTTGATATGATGTTTCTACGTCTACTGTTGTTATCATACTCCGTACCTACTTATTTCCTTTCTTATCATGCAGTGTGGTTCTCCATGATATCCGTTTATTTTATTTTTACTTACACACAAAGTTCTAGTTCTATCTGATGGATCTGAAGTAATGTTCTTACCTATACCAATAATTAAATCAGCTTCAGCTGCCTTACCAGTTTTAGAATTTTCCATTTGACTAAATGATATACTATTTCTGTTATCTGCATCAGCAGATGCTTGAGATATTGCAATAACTGCACACTCTCTACGCTTTGCTATCTCTCTTATATTTGTATATATTTTTCTTAATTTTTCATCTGTTCTAGCAAACGTACCTGTAACATTTATTTTATCTAGCTGATCTATTACAATGATATCTGGTTTATGTTTTTCACAGTGTGCATCTATATCTTCTATTGACCAATCAACTGTATCAAACATACTTATATTATCTTTTATTTCAGCCCAAATTCTTTTTGCTATATCTTTTTCTTTTATTATTTCTTCTCTAGTCATACCAGTGTAGCAAGATATTGCTCTCATCTGTGTACGAATAGCAGGTTCTTCATTTATAAATGCATGAACCTTTGCACCTTGTTCTGCAAAACCATTTGGTCCTGCACACAGACTAACCCAGAATGCAGTCTTACCTGTCTCTGGTCTAGCAAATGCAATCATAAGATTACCACCACCTATACCACCTACACATTCTCGTAATTTAGGTATATTAAATTTCCATTTAGTTGTTACATTTAGTAAATCTAATACCTCATCAACATTAGTAGTAACTGCAGGAACTTTATCTTCATCGATACCATTCTTGTGTTTTTCTATCATGGTTACTATCTCGTTAAAGTTTGCTTCCTTACCATTAAATATTTCTGTAGACTCTACTGCTATTCTCTGTGCGAGATCTCTATCAGATAAGATACGCATAATATCTTTTGCTATCTCTTGATTAGGCTCTTGTACTTCTCTAATATCCTCTACTAATTCACTAAACTTTTCTTTTGCAGCACGAGTTAATGCAGGATTAAATATGGCAGTATGCAAAGAGTATAACTCATCAACTTTTATATCTTCCTCATACTTTTCATGTGCCTTTTGTATTGTATCATACAGAGAACTTATATCTCCTACAAATACTGTTGGAGATAATGTGCCTTTGTATTGTGTATAAAATTTTTTATTAAGCATAAGCCTAATCATTTGTTTTTCTATCATAAAATATCTCCCTTATTTGTTCTGTGTTGTAATATTTTAAGTCATCTTCTAATGGTTTTACTATTACATTATCAAATCCAGATGATCTTAAATCTTTTGCCATGTCATATGCTTTTGTTGTAGCATCTCTATCTAAACATATATATAAATTTTTATATGGTTTTAAATGTGACTTTTGTATTTCTTTTAATTTTGTACCCATGATTGCTATACCAGTTAATATATTTGATACTGCACACGCAGACGGACAATCCTCTACAATTACTGCATCACTACACTCACCACATTTAAATGGTACATCTTTATTACCATACATAAACCATTTAGGAAAATCATTTTTATTTAATGCTCTACCCACTGCACCTACTATCTTATGTGATATTCTATTCTTAACTAGGAACACAACTCTATCTTGTTTTACATCATATTTAAAATCTGCTCTACCCCATGACCAAGACTCCCAACAGTTATTGTTGGATAGCCAACGCATAGCTTTTTCATTTGAGTATATTGATTGAAAGCTATCTGGTATTTTAAAATTACCATCTTCTATATGTAATTCTTGATTACCATGAAATACTCTCTCTACATATTGCATATTTTTTTCTCCTTGTTTTTTACCTTTAGCACTACAAGAAGCATGAAAGCAATACCAATTTAAATTACCCTCTGTTGTATCTACAGAGAAAGTATTTCGCCCACTACAGAATGGACAATCTAATCTTATCTGTGTATCTGATGGAATAAACAATCCCTCCACCACTGCTAGCTGTTGTTTATAATTCAACTGGTATTTCCTCGTATGTTATTGAGTATCTATTAGTAGCATAGAAAGAATCTTTTTCTATCTTCATTAGATTATGATTTAAATATTCAGCTAATTTATTTTCTATCTGTTCGTAAGTTGGTTCTACCTCGAATGGTACTATTGCTGTTGCTTCTATTCCTAATCCTGTTAGTCTTATTTTGTATTTTTTCATTATCTAATCCCTTATCATAGTTTGTTTTATTTGTCAAGCTGTTTTCTTTTTTTATTTTTTTATAATAGTTTGGGTGTTTAAATTCAAATGTCATTGATTATTCACATTTAATATATCTTCATCCCACAAATCAGCAGTATATAACTTGCCATTTAATTGAAAAGAAAACTGCGTACCCATTCCTTCAAAATATTCTTCGTGAAAATATGCTTTACCACCTAATTCTTTTTCTATTTTATCTATCAATTGTTTTCCTATTTCATATGGTATCATT